GATTGTTGTAGGCGTTGTGGACGGAGTTATCAAGGTGCTAACCGGTATTATAACCTTCATAACAGGAGTATTTACAGGAGACTGGAGTAAGGCGTGGGAAGGCCTAAAAATGATAGCTAACGGAATAGCTACAGCTATAGGCTCTTTCTTCCACGGAGTATTAGACGGTATCCTTGGAATTGTCCAAAATATTATTGATACGGTGGCCAGCATTAAACTTCCGGAACTTCCTGCAACTGATCACACCGGTAGAACTATTGGAGCGCTTCCTAAGATGGCAAGCGGAACAGATAACTGGGTGGGAGGTCTTGTTCAAGTTAGTGAACGAGGAGGAGAAATATTAGACCTTCCCCGGGGGACAAGAATCTATCCTCATGACAAGTCTGTGGCTATGGCCAGAGCAGAGGGCGCAAGAAGCAATTCTATTTCGGTGAATGTTACAGGGAATAGCTTTACAGTAAGAGAAGAAGCGGATATCAATAAGATTGGCGAAGCTATAGCCAGGAAACTATCTATGGCCGCAAGTAATAGAGGAGGGTGGACATTTAGTGGAAATATGGCTTAACAGTATCTCAATCCCTGTACTGCCTTCCGAGTACAAGGTACAGAGCAAACAGAATAATCAAACAGAAAATATTATAGGGATAGGGGAAATATCTCTTAAAGGGAAGAGGGGCTTACGATCAGTATCGTTTAGCTCCTTTTTTCCTTTTCGGAAGGATTCCTCATATTGTAGGAAAGGGCGGATTTTAAAGCCGTTGCAATATGTAAACGCTATTGAACGTATGAAACAGCTAGGAACTGTCAAGCTAATAATTACGGGGAGTCCTGTCAGAATGACCTGCACTATAGATTCTTTTGAATGGGGAGAAAATGATGGTACCGGAGATATATTTTACACTCTAAGCCTTAAAGAATACCGTTATGTAAATGCTACACAGTCCAGTGTTATCCAAGATAATGCCGGAGGGGAAAGTGCCTCTGCAGCAGTACAGGGAAACCAAGAAACGGCACGTACAGAGCCTAAGGTTAACACACAAGAATATATAGTGAAAAAGGGGGATACGCTTACTTCTATTGCAAAGCGCCTGACAGGATCATCTAACTGGAAAGCAATTTATAGTGCTAATCGCTCAGTGATTGGCGGAAATCCCAACAGAATTAAGACAGGGCAGAAACTTATTATCCCGGGAGGTTAAGAATGACGGTAACACTAATAAAAGATAGTGGGCAGTATTCCATTCCAGTGTCTAAGGTTGAGTGGAGCGGCTCAGCAAGTCAGGCCTCCCGAGAATTGTCATTTGATCTAATTAATGCTCCTAATGACAGTTTTGACATACCGAAGGTATCTACCGGAGATTTTGTAAGCTTCTCTTACAACGGTGAAGAAGTGTTCTATGGGCAGATATTTGGAGTAGAACGGAGCTCTAATATAGGTACTATTACCTATACAGCCTATGACATGATGAAAAATCTTTTGGAGAGTACAGGACAGTATAATTTCAAGAATCTAACAGCGGAGGGGATAGCAAAGCAAGTTCTTGATGATATGCAGATTCCGATTAGGCATTTGCATCCTACCGGCGTGAACATCCCTTCTTTACTTTGTGATGACAAAGGTATTTATGAAATTATCATGGGAGCCTATACCAAAGCTCACCAGGTAACAAAGGATAAGTATTTCCCAATGATTTATAAAAGGGGATTTGCAGTCTACAAGACAGAGTGGAGCGTAAAGAACTTTATCCTATCTGAAACGGATAACCTTATGTCGGCAAGTCTTACGGAGACCATGGAAAACATTGTGAACCGGATAAAGATCTATGATGAAAAAGGAAATCAGATAGGAGAGCTGAAAGACGATAATTCCATAAAGAAGTACGGAGTATTTCAAAAGATATTTAAGAAAGAGGAGAAGGATACAGCACAATCGGCCAATGCACTTATGAATATATCTCCTAAGCAGGAGATAAAGATTAGTGCTATAGGAGATATCAATTGTTTAAGCTGCTACTTTGTAGATATCAAGGATTCTGCTACCGGACTTAACGGCAAGTACTGGATAAGCGCGGATAGACATAGCTTTGATGGGGAAGTATACACAATGGACCTCGATTTACGTTTCGATTCCGTTATGGATGAAAAAAAGTTTGAGGACAGGAAAGAAGAAAAGAGAGAAGAAGAGAAGAAAGGGGCTGATAAAAATGTGGGAAAGCGAGCTGGCAAATCTACTTCCAAGAGAGGAAGTGGCAAGGGAGTTAAAGTTAGCGACAATGACAAGTCCAAATTCTTTAAAACTGGGAAAATTGGAGTTACAGAAGGAGGATATACTGCTAAGCCAACATTTATTAAGCCCATTGTGCGTAAAAGTTAAAATGCAATCCCCTAATGGGGGAGGCGCTTGTTCTGACAATAGTACGTACTTAGAGCCGTTAAAGGCTGGTGATTTAGTTCTTGTATATCAGCTTTCAGACTCTAAATTCGTAGTGATTGATAAGGTGGTGAATCCATGAGCCTTTTACCTTCTTTTTATGATGTCAAGGATAGAAAGAGCATAAATGAATATTTCCCCAGAGAGTATGAGATAGATTTTGCAGAAAATCGCCTTACAGGGCGGATTGTGGAAGGTTTGGAAGCAATTCGTGTTTGGGTATGGTGCTGTATCCATACCGAACGCTTTCGCTATGCTCTGTACTCCTGGCAGTACGGAGTGTCGCTCGAAAAATATCTTGGCCAAACCACTACAGAAGAGTATCTGGAAGTTGATAGTCAAGCAGAGATAGAGGAAGCCTTGAAAGTTCATCCTTATATCACCGGAATAGATGATTTCCAAGTAAGTAAGGACGGAACAAAGCTAATAATCAAGCTTACAGTAAAGACTAAGCTAGGAAAGATTGAGGTATCTGAGAATGTATGAGAATCAAACCATGGAAACCATACTTGGGAGAATGCTCTCCAGAGTTGAGGGAGATATTGATAAGCAAGAAGGCTCTTTGCTGCATACTTCTAATGCTTTAACGGCCATTGAGCTATCTACCCTCTATACAGAGCTTGACTGGATGCTGAGACAGGCATTTACAGATACCGCAGATAGAGAGTTTGTAATTATGAGGGCAAAGGATCGAGGGATTATTCCGGAATCGGCTACAAAAGCGATACTAAAAGTTACATCCACGCCATCAGAGGCTGAAATCCCCATTGGAGAGCGCTTTACAGGAGATACAGCAAATTACAAAGTGATAGAGAAGATTTCCTCCGGATTCTATAAGGTTGAGTGTGAAGAGCCCGGTACAGTAGGAAACAAAACCTATGGAAAAATCATACCTATCGGATATATAGAAAAACTGGAAGAAGTAAGTATCACAGAACTCCTTATCCCGGGAGAAGATGAGGAAAGTACAGACAGCTTAAGAGAGCGGTTCTTTAACTCCTATAAGTCTGTATCCTTTGGTGGAAATAGGGATGATTATATCGAAAAGGTACTGGCTATTCAGGGAGTAGGCGCTTGTAGAGTGAATAGATCGCTTCCCTACGGAGCGTCTCCGTCAGACATTGAGCTTCCTGAAGGTTTCGATGATTTTACTGCCAATATTGATGGTCGTTATTTTGAGATACAGGCTTGGATGATGACAGTGGGAGCGCTCATTAAAGAAAAAAAGCTGTCTGCAGGAGGAACGGTGGAAGTTAAAGTTCTGGATACAACATATTCCAAGGCAAGTGCGGAATTAATCAAGCTGGTTCAGGAAAAGATAGATCCTAGCCCTTCGGGAGAAGGGTATGGACTTGCTCCAATAGGCCACAGCGTAAGCGTAGGAACTCCGGAGGAAAAAATCATCAATTTATCCGGAAGGTTTACATTTGCCAGCGGATATAGCTTTGCAGCATTGTCCAGCCAGATAAGGGAAACTGTAGAAAAGTATATGCTGGAGCTTAGAAAGGCGTGGCAGAAGGAAAACGCCATTATAAGACATGTGCAGATTACATCAAGACTGCTTGCTGTTGAAGGAATCGTGGATATAAAGGAAACAAGGATCAATGGTAGCAAAGATAATCTTGCTTTATCTGCTAGCTATATCCCTGTTCTGGGAACTGTTTCGGAGGGATAAATGGAAAACGTTGAATTACTGGTTAACCTACCGGATTTTCTCAAAGAGTTAAAAGATTTCCAAGCGATAGGACAGAGTGAAAGTCCGGAGTTCACCACGGCTTGGGAAAGGCTCGATACGTGGCTGAAAGACAGATTTATTTCCTCTATGACAGAGGAAGGGCTGTCTGAAATGGAAAAGTATCTCCACATTAGACCTTTGGATAGTGATAGCTCTGACGACAGACGGCAAAGACTTCTTGCTGTAGAGAATAAGGCACTTCCCTACACACTAAGGAAACTTAAAGAGGTTCTGGCCAATGCTTGTGGAGAGGGCAATACAGATGTGGAAATCAATAACTTTTCCGTTTCTATTCCGGTTAAGCTTGCAAGTCTTCGCTCACTTGACTTCATAAGGGAGACAGTGGAACAAATGCTTCCGATGAATATGGTATATGAGATAAGTGTTATCTATAACCGGTGGGAAAATTTCACAAAGAAAACTTGGGGAGATATGAAGCCGCATACTTGGGAAAGTGCCTACCAAAATGAGAAATGGCAGAAAGGAGCATAATGACGCAAACAAGAAATCTAAAGCTAAATAAGCCTGATAAGACGGATTTTATTGACATTGCTAAGTTGAATGAAAATATGGATATCCTGGATGAAGTAACGGGAAGAGTGGCAACGATCACAAACACGAAGGAAGTCATTGTAACACTTCCTTCTGGGAACTGGTCCTCTTCTGCACCATATAGCCAAAAGGTATCTGTCCCAACAGCCAAGGCCACAGACTCGGTATCTATGGGGAAGGCGCACACTAAGACTTCCAGCCCTGCCGATATAGAGACTTATGACGAGATGGCGGGGCTGATTACCAGCGCAGAGGTTACAGATGGGTATGTGACCTTCTATTGTGCAGCAGAAAAGCCTAACAAGGAGTTTAGGGTTAAGTTAAAGGGGGTGAGTAAGTAATGAGTGATGTTTTTATTCCACTTGGAGGCGCTGGAGGGAAAAATAGAGGAACGGCAGCAGTCTTAGGAGACAGCACACCTTTCTCAAATGCGGGCGCAGTAATGAGCCTTCCGCTTCCTGCTGGAAACTATAAAAAGTCCGTAAGCAATCCCAGAACTAGCTACGGAGATGGCAAAAATTCCGAAGTAACCATTTCCAAGGAGCTACTTAAAAAGATGGCAATTAATGCTTTCGGAATCGCCTCTATCACAAATTTTAGGGCGACCATGTATGCGCACAAACAAGTCCGGCTTACATGGTCTCGCCCAACTAGGGGCTTGTGGAGCGGGGTGCATTTCATATTCAAGTATGGAAGTATGCCGGATGGAATCTATGATGGATTTATGCCGGTAGATACGGCAGACGTTCATTATGAGACACGGCCATTACAGGAAGGGCTGCTTTATATCCGTGCCTACAGCTATGTAGAAACGAACCAAGGCAGATGGTACGACTATGACGGCACTCCTGTGTATACTACAATCCAAGTAACCGGAATTAGTGGCTCAGTCACATTCGGAGCAGGAGCAGGAACTTGGACTGTTCCGGCGAATGTTTATAAAATCCGATACATCCTTGTTGGGCATGGTGGACGAGGTGGTGGCGTTGCATCTGTGGGAGCAGCGGGAGGTGGTGGGGGTGGATACTTCACTACCGGATATATGGATGTTACTCCTGGGCAGTCAATTCCGTGGGTCGTTCCTGTTGTTAATTCCTTTGTTTACAATAATGGTTATGGGTTTAATGCAGGGTTTAATACAAAGTTAGGGAATGTATCAGTCGAGTGCGGAAGAGCATCGAATAACGATGCAAGTTATGATGCCCCATCTGAGGGCGGAAACGGCGGTTCCGGAGGAGGAGGGTCTTTCCTAAACGGGGGAGGAACTGGTGCCCCCGGTGGTTCAAACGGTTCGGATGGCGTTCAAGGAAGCAATACTTCGAGACGATACCCGGAGAGCTATGCCAGAGGAGGGACTGGACAGCACACAAGTACGCTAGGTTTTAATGGTGTTCTTTACTCCGGCGGTGGCGGCGGTGGAGGTGCAGATGGCGGAGCCGGCGGAGGTGGAAACGGTTGGAAATACGATAAAAACCAACGCTTTCAAATTGGGGCTGATGGAACTGATGGACTTGGCGGAGGCGGAGGCGGCGGTAGAGACAGAAAGTCATATGGCGGAAAAGGCGGTACTGGCTGTATCTACATTGCTTGGGGTTCAGCCATGAATGACGGAAGCTAAAGCTACTAGCTGAATATTGTGCATGAAAGGGATTCCTTATTGGAGTTCCTTTTTTAATTTCACCCAAAAGGAAGGAGGAAAAATGAAGAGGGAGTTTGCGTTGATTTTGCCAAATCCCACAACTGAGGAGCATGAAGGAAAGACAGTTACCATCTTTGAAAATCCTACTGATGCGAACATGGTTGCCAAAGCTATTTATGGCGAAACCGCCTATGCAGTGGAGTCTACCATGTGGGACATTAGGGAACCTTTCATTTATAGGGACGGAGCTTTCTACAATGTGGAAGAAAAGGCAAAGGAAAATGAAAAAGGTGAGGTCGAATTTGTCCGGCTTGAGGAAAAACTTGCTGAGAGAATCCTCACACCGACAGAGGAAATCCAAGAGCTTAAGAAGCAGAATCAGGAATTGAGGAGTGTTGTTGATACTCTGCTTCTGGAAAGTTTAGGAGGTGCGTAATGTATGAAACACTTTTGCGACTTGCGACTGAGGGAGTTCTTAGTAAGGCCTTGCTAGATAGAGCCGTTGCTAAGAAGTGGATCAGCAAGGAACAGGAAAATGAAATTCTGCGTATTGTTGCAGGGAAAGGAGCAGAAAATGGATGATAGATTTTAACTATTTTTTCAGTATTGTTGATTTTGGAGTCATTATCCAATCGCTAGGATGGCTTTTTCTTGGGGGAATCACCCTAGTTGAAAAGTTCGCACCGAAAGATAAGAAACCATGGACGGCAATCCTTACCTTTATCGGGAAAACACTTACCAGAGAATTTGCAGAATCTCAGAAAGCCTTAG